CCGCCCCTGACGCCCCCCGTGGCGCCATCCCTGCTTAACGGCGGCGGCACGCCCGGCACAACCACGCCCCCGACTACGGGTGCGGGGTCCGCGGCGGCGGCCGGCGCGTTGGGCACTGGCCAGCCTGGCGCCCAGGGCGCAAGCCCCTGGTATGCGAGCCTGCCCCAGGACGTGGTCACCGACAAGGTGAAGCGGTACGCGACCATTGAGGAGTTCGCCAAGGGGTTCAACGAGGCGCAGACCGCGATCGGTAAGAAAGGCCTGATCCTGCCCGAGCCGGACGCGACGCCCGAGGCGTGGGGCAAGGTGTGGGACGGACTTGGCCGGCCGCCAAAGCCGGAAGACTACAAGGTCACGCCCCCCGACGGCTTCACGCTGAAGACAGAGGACGTGGCGGCGTTCGCAGTCAAGGCGCACGCGGCCGGGCTGACCCAGAAGCAGTACGAGACGGTTATGGGTGAGCACATGCGGCACGAAATGACGAAATTCAACGAGGCGCAGACGGCGGCCGCACAGGCACAGGTTGACCTGTCGCGCCAGACCATGGAGGCCTTGACCAAGGAGTTCGGGTCCGCCACGGACGGCAAGCTGCAGAAGGTGGCAGCCGTGTTCCGGCGCCCGGATCACGCCGGCCTCGCCGACCTGCTGACGCAGGCGGGCGTGGCGAATCATCCCGTACTGGTGCGGGCCATGATCCGGTACGCCGACGCTGTGTCGGAGGATACGGCGGTCGGCCAGGCGGCGGCCCAGGCAGGGATTGACCAGCAGATTGCGGCGCTGACCAAGAGCCCGGCGTATCAGAACGGCGCGCACCCGGAACACAACAAGGTGTTCCAGCAGATCCAACAGCTTGTATCCGCCAAGCACCGGAGCATGGGCGCCCCGGTGTAGGCGAGTGAGGAGAAAGATCGAAGACTGACGCTGTAGTCCTGGACACCCTTGGCGCCACACGCCAAGCCCCATGGCACTCACGGCCGCCCGAGGCGGGCGAACCCCTGAGCCATGCGGCCCTCGCAGGTTGCGAGACACCCCGCGGAACAGAGACCAGAACTGACCGAGTGTGTGTTTCGAGATCCACAACCTGGAGGAGTCCTGACCATGGCTTACAGCGATCATTTCCGCGAGATGTTTGTGATGGCCGTCGACCGGCTCGCCGGCTCGCCGCAGCAGTCCTTGCTGAAACAGTTCGTCACCCACAAGAGCGAGCCGGGCGAGGTCGTGTACCTCGACGGCATCGCCCCGTCCGACGCCGTGACCAAGACGGCGATTGCGTCGCAGCCGACGGTCGAGAAGTACAACGCGCTCGAGACGCCGGACATCGACGACCTCACCGACCTGCGGACCCCGTTCAAGAAGGTCACGAAGCAGCGCACGCTGTGCTTCCCGACCATTCTGGAATGGGGCCACTCGATCGACGACACGACGAAGATCGCGGAAATGACCGACCCGACCAACGCCATCTTCCAGGCCGGCATGTCGACGTTCTTCACCGGGGAAGACGAACTGATCATTGCCGCCCTGGCCGCGGCGACCGTGACCCGCGGCAAGAACAGCGGCAACACGTCCGCCATTTCCTTCCCGGCCGGCCAGAAGCTGACCCTGGACGCCACCAACACCGACAACGTGAACACGGACGTGTTCGCGGATATCCTGGAGATCATCCGCCAGAACTACATCAAGGCGGAACTGGTCGTGATGGCCGTGTCGCCGTGGTTCGCGTCGACGCTGATCAAGAAAAGCGGCGGCACGATCACCAGCAAGGATTTCGTGGACTCCGGCCGCTTCTTCGCCACGGGCGAGCTGCCGGACATCTACGGCGTGCGCGTCATCGTGCATCCGCTGCTGCAGACGACCACGGTCACCGACGAGTACGCATACGCCTGGACCCCCATGGGTCTGACGTACAACCAGTTCAAGCCGCTCTCGAAGCGCATGGGTGAAGACCCGAGCGAGCGGTTCGAGCTGAAGACCTACGTCAACGAGGCGGTTGGCGTGGCGCGCGTCGACGACAAGCGCGTGATCCAGATCACGGTCGACAAGACCGGGAGCTGAGCCGGCGGATAGGCCCCTCGCGGGGGACTGCCGGTTGTTGTCTCCTGGCCGGCAGCCCCCCCCTTCCCCTCGATCCAAGACAGTAGGAGTCTGGCCGGATGGACAAGCCGAACACGCTGACGGCAATTGCGAACCTCGCACTAACGCTGCTGGGCGAGGCAACCATATCCAGCATCGATTCGACGGACGCGCGGGCCGTGGTGGCGCGGCGCGTGTTCCCGCAGGTCTTGCGCGAGGTGCAGAGCTCTTACCGCTGGCCCGAACTGATTGTGGAGTGGGCCCCGACCGCGGCGGAGGAAACCAACTCGGCCGACGACCTGTACCGGTTCGAACTGCCGGCAGCGTGCCTGCGAATCCTCGACATCATGACGGACCGCGCGTACCGGGTCGAAGGCGGATACCTGATCACGGCCGAGGAAGAACCGACCGTGCGGTACCTGGCCTATTCCGAGACGCCCGGGGACTGGAGCACACAACTAGTCCAGTGCGTGGTGCACAAGCTGGCCATCGAGATTGCGCCGACCCTGACCGAGGGCCTGAAACGGCGCGACGCGCTGCAGCAGGAATACGAACTGCGGATCCTGCCCCAGGCGCGGCATGTCAGTTCGATCGGCAGCGAGGCCAGGAGCTACCGGCCGCGCCGGCATCAGTGGGCGCGCGCGCACCAGCGATGATCAAGCCCATGGAGTGGCGGAGAGGGCGAACGTGCTGCAACGCCTGACATTCAACGGCGGCGAACTGGCCCCGGAACTGCATTGGCGCAGTGATTTGGAACGGTACCACACCGGCTGCCGCGAACTCCGCAACTTTGTCGTCACCCCCTATGGCGGTGTGCGCCGCCGCTATCCGCTCCGGGCCCGGGCGTGCCTGGGCGCGGCAGGCGGACCGCGCGGAACGGACGAATACCGGGTCCTGCCGTTCCGGTACAGTGAGGACACGGCGTACCTGGTATGCCTGGACGCCGGGGAAGAGCAGATCACGATCTACAGCACGACCGGGACGCTGAAGGCGACCGTCCCCAACTCGCCTTTCCTGACCAACCTGTACCGAATCCAGGTATGCCAGTCGAACGACGTCATGTGGCTCTTCTCGCCCGATCTGCCAACATACCGGCTGGAGCGTACCGCGGACACGTCCTGGGCACTGGTCGAACACCAGTACAAGGGCGGACCGTGGCGACCCATGAACCTGGACCGGGCCGCGACCATGTCGATTGAGCCGGCGGTGTGGGCGAGCGGTACGGCGTACGTGGTGGGAGACCGGGTACTGGTCGGGGACACGCAGCAGACGCTGACGGCTATCGACTGGGTCTACGCGTACCGAGAGCAGTCTATGACCGGTGGGTACGATGCGTGGTTCGGCTTTGCAATCTTCGAAACTCGGAATCACTACTACACCAAATTCAGCATGTCGGACGCGGCAGCGTTCGCGGTTGGCAACACGGTCATCATCAGCGGCACGACCTACCACAACGGCACGTGGACGGTTGTCGCGGTCGACACGGCAACGGACTACGTGTTGCTGGACTGCGGCGTGTACAAGGTCGGCGCAGCCTGGTACAACAAGCACACTGAGACGCTGTCCGAAACGACGAAGATGACGCTTGCCACGGCTGGATTCTACGAGGCGATTGCGGACGGCACAAACCATGCGCCGGGATCCTCGCCCACCTACTGGCGCAGTTGCCTGGCCTACTCTGGACCCGTGACGCTGCGAACTCAGCAGGACACGTTTGCCGCAACCATGGTCGGGGGCCGGATCCGGCTGGAGATCGAGAACGCGGACACGTTCTTCGCTGACGGGTTCGGCGCCACGGGCGAGGTCTCCCCGGCCGTGCCGGCGTACGGCACTGTCCGACTCACCACGGACGGCGGGCGCTGGGGCGGCACCCTGCAACTGCAGCAGAGCACGGACGGCGGCGCCACGTGGGAAGTGATTGGTTCGATCAGCAGCCACAACGCCGACTACAACGGCAGCATTGACCGGACCATTGACGTAGACGGCGCACTGGTGCGCGCCTACATGCTGGAGTACACCGCGCCAGCTGATAACCCGACCGGGTGCCAATGGAAGATCGAGATTCTGAAGCAGACCGCGCCGACGTGGGTCAAGATCACGGACTACACCGACGCGCGCACGGTCACGGCCACCACCGAAAGCTGGCTGTTCAGTGTCGCGCAGACGTGGCGGTGGAGCGAAGGCGCGTTCAGCCCGCGGAACGGGTACCCGCGCGCCGGATGCATCTTCGAGGAACGCCTGGTGGTAGGCGGCACGTACCGAGACCCGCACGTGGTCTGGGGCAGTGCGATCAATGACTGGGTGAACTTTGCGCCCGGCACGCTGGACACGAGCCCGATCACGTTCGGCCTGGCCGCGGACAAGCTGCAGACGGTGCAGAGCCTCATCCCGAAAGAGAATCTGATGGTGCTGACGGACGGCGGCGAGTGGACCATGGGTCCGCGCGATGCGCAGAAGGCGACGGGCGGGGACAATGTCAAGGTCCGGCGCCACACGGAAGTAGGCGCGGCCCCGATCCAGGCGGTTGCGGCGGCAGCCGGCGTGTTCTACGTGCAACGCGGCCGGGGAGCGATCCGGAGCCTGGAATACTCCTACGAGCTGGACGGGTTCGAGAGCCAGGATGTCTCCATCATGGCGCGGCACCTGATGACGGGCGGACTCCGCGAGCTGGCGTACCAGCGCAGTCCGTGGCCAACGCTGTGGTGCGTGCGTGACGACGGGTACCTGATCAGCTTCACGTATGACCGGCATCAGCAGGTTGCCGGCTGGGCCCAGCACGACACGTTCGGGACGGACGATGACCAGGGGTTCCTGTCCGTCTGCTGCCTGCCCGGCGACACGGGCGACGTGGTCTGGTGTCTGGTGCAGCGCATGGACTACGTATACCTCGAGGAGATGGCCGACCCGGAGGAATACGACTGGGAAGACGACGTGGACCTGCAGAGCTTCACGAGCTGGCTGGACTGGCGGTTCTACACGTCGAACTTCAGCGGCGAGGCGACCACGGTCACACTGCTGCTCGCGCCCTCGGCGGTCGAGGCGTGCGGCCTGGCAGTGTACGGAGACGGACGACTCCTGGACGAGGACGAGTGGTACTTGACTCAGGATATCGGCAGTGGCGGGACGGGTGTCTGG